AAAATATCTTCTATGAGTGGCGGTAAATACGCTGAAGCAGGTGATGAGGATGTCATAGATATGGCAATCAATGCACTTGGATCAGGGGCAAAAGGGATGCAATTACGTCCTGATGCACAAGTTATAGTGCAATTAGGCGGAATTGAAGACCGAAAGAAGGACGGTGAAGTAAGAACTGATGATATGAAGAAGACTAAAGTGAAGCATAAGGATGCTGCTGCAGTTAGATCAGCTTTATTGGGGCTTAAACCAGCCGAAAGAGATAAATACATGAGACCTTTACAGAAAGATCAAAGGTCGTTTAAAAAGACTTTCAATTTTATATTGAAACAGATTAAACAATTTACATAAAACGAGGAAAAGAAAATGGCATTATGGGGAGTATCAGACGCTGACGAAGCAAAACCTAAGTGGTTATCAGCAACAGATAAATCTAATACATTTGCAAGCGCAGCCGGTTGGGTGCTAAGAAGGACTGTAGGGGCTAGAACCCTAGAGGAACTTTTAGTCGCAGTTGGAAGTTCAACAGGTCTTGCAACAGATATTGGTCAAGCAGACATTTCAGCAATAGATTGGGTAACAACAGCAGTAGATAAATCTGCTGGATTTACACTATCTGCAACTGTAAGTTATAACGAAGCTGTGACCGTAGCAGGTTCACCTACTTTATCAGTTACCAACGGAAACGAAGGTAGTGGATCAGGTCGTGGCCCACATGTATTAGTATACGCATCAGGTTCAACAACTAACCAACTTACATTTAATCTTGTAATAGCAGCAGCAAACGCAGCTACTAATGCAGATGATGTATTAAGTTTTGGTGCAAATGCTGTAACTCACGCAGGTGGTTCAACAATAGTAGATACAGTTGGTGGCGGTAACGCAACCATTACTTCATCTGCTGGTATAGGAACACTTGCTGGAACATTGACAGTAGTAGCATAACAGGAACTTAAAACATGAAAATAAAGGTTTTAGGTTCAGAAGCAGCCTGCGGGACTTCGACTACAAACGGTGCAAACTTTAGTTTGGGAACCGCTGTACGAGTTCATAACTCAGGTGCATCAGCAAGATTAGTTTCTGTTGAGACATCTGCTAACGTTTTAATAGGCACATTTACACTAGGAAGTGGTGGAACAGAAATCATTCAGAAGAATGCCTCTGATGAAGTATTCGCTGCACACGCAGAAGTTCTAGGTGTTGGTGTCGCAATTTCAGCATAGGAAAAATATGAAAAAGTTTAAAGATTTTATACAAGAACAATACGGACATCAGGAAGATGCGGGGTTATCCTCGACGCATATTCCTCATGACATTGATGATGCTGACGTTAAACAAAAAATTAATGCAGTATTAGGACATACAGCAAGTTCAGAATATATGAACCCAGCAGCTGCTGTTGCTCAAATGGAAGCAAAGCTTGCACTCTTAGGTCTTAACAGTAAAGAAAACGTTAATGCTTTAGAGTTTACTGAGGGCACTGGAGAATTTGATTTAACATTTTCACGATACGGTGAAATTCTAGGTAAGTCTGTTGACACACCATTTGATGAATTTGACCATGAAGAGAAATTGGTAAATCTACACGTGAGATACGAACAACTAGAAACTGGTTCGTTCAAAGTATATGGTTCTCTAGTTTAGAAACCCCGTCTCCTTGGAGACACCTACATATTAGTATATTATGAGTCTTTTTGATAAGCTAACCACTAAGAATTTTCAGCAATTTGCTATCAAGCATTATGATGATCCTCAGTGCGCTGACATAGAAGACTTTCAAGAAGACTTACGTCGATTCAGATATCTTAAACGCCTCCTTCACAGATACCATGAGAATGGTGAAATGAGGGAACGGCTCATGTTAAACCACCTTATCTGTTTGTTCAATGTTTTTGGATTTGATCCTTGTATGAGGATGTTAAGATTTAAAATCAAGGAACAGGGATATTGGTCGTCCATAAAAACTATGCTACTTTACCTCGAATACGTAGGAGAGGGTTGGGAAGTAGACATTCCTGTTGATGAAGCACTTGCTTCAAGATTACGCGATCTTTAAGCTGGTGTAGCTCAGTTGGTCAGAGCAGTGGTTTTGTAAACCACAGGTCGTCAGTTCGAATCTGACCACCAGCTCCATGGCTCAAAAATCATAAATAGTCTTATGGTAGGAAGATTAGTAGACACTTTAATTGTTTTTCGGATTCTTAAGATGTTAACAACACCTTTTGAGAAGCATCAAGCTTATAAGTTTGGGTTTATCGATAGGAAGGGAAAGCGTATCAAAGAGGTTGAGGATGAAAATGGTAAGATGGTTAAGAATAACCCTTTTACCACTAAAGAAAAATCCTCACTCACGCCTTTGCATAGGATAGTTTTCAATCTTAAAAAGATCATCGAAAAAGTTCCATTCGGAAAATCACAATTTGCATCATATGTGGTCGCACTCGCATTGCTCAAAGAGGAATGTGAATTGGACGAAACGCAAGCAGACGAGTTGTGTGAAAAGTTCTACAGATGGTTAAAAGAGCATGGTAGATTTACACCTGATCTTATATCAGAATCATCTGATTTTCCTAATCTGACCGTGAAAGAAGCTTACAGATTGAGGATGCAATTAAAACAAAACGATAAGATATATCCTCCAAAAATGGAATGCCTTATCTTAGGAGAACACAGTTACATCTACGGTATCAAATTATATGTTGGTTATGTAGATGCAGACAGAGTATTGGTAACAGCAGATGACGTATATTGAATCATATAATTCATTTATAACCGAGAAGACGATTAAAGTCGGTGAAGATGCAGTAGACACTGAAAAACCCATTCACTACGCCTTAGTGGTTGACAAAAAAGTTCTCGCAACAGGAAATAAGAATGAAATGTTGAAGTTGCAGAAAGAGACTAAACACTCTAGAGTATGGAAGACCACTTTGGGGGTGGATGAAATTGTAGAAGAAGCACCTATGAACGCTACAGGTGCAGCCGTCTCAACAGACAAACCCATTGTAAGAAAGAAGAAAAAAGACAAGTATGAGGTTTGGAGACGTGCAGCATTAAAGAATAGCTAGGTTTTATTATGCATAAATTTTTGAGCTATCTTGCACTGTTCACCGCTCTTTCTATAGCGTCGATCGCTGCATACTTTTCAGTCGTTGGTCTTGCAACCATATTTGCTGGTGCATGGTTAGGTGTAGTCCTAATGACAGGTGCATTAGAGTTTGGTAAAATCGTCACAGCAGCCTATCTTCACATCTTTTGGGATAAACTGAACGTCTTAAAGTGGTATCTAACCCTTTCAGTAGTCGTTCTTATGTTAATCACAGCACTAGGGATATTTGGATACCTTGCAAAAGCATCCTCAGACACCTCCTATGCAACTGCATCATCACAAGCAGAAGTTGATCGATACAACACTCAAATTGAAAGACAAGAAAACAAAATAACTTCACTTACCACAAGACTTGATACACTGGGTGGTGGTCGATTTGATATAACCGACAGTGTAACGGCACAGGAACAGATTAGGGATGGTGCATGGGATAGGGTTCAAGGTGATATAGACTATGCTCAGAGTCAAATAAACGGCGTTAGAGACCGCTTAAAGGTCGACCTAGAGTCATTGGACAAGATAGTGGAAAGTTACACCTCACAGGGGACTACAGGAAGTATATTTAACAGTGAAGACAATGTTGCACTAGGTATTCGAGAAAGAAACAAACAACAACCCCAAAGAGATAAACTACAAGAGGACGCAACTGCTCAAATAGTCAAATTACAGGGAAATATTGACAATTATAGAGCTCAAGCACAGGAGACTATTAACGGTGCAAATGCAGAAATCAAGAGATTACAAACACTTAACAATTCTTCACAGGATGAGGTCATTGCCAAAACTGATGAAATTAACGAAGAAATTGACGAAATCTATGACGTAATTGCAGTATACAGGGACGAAAGGTTTGTATTCGAACAAGAAATACTAGGGTTCGAACGAGAAGTGGGCCCAATTAAGTATGTAGCCGAAGTAATTTACGGTCAAGACGAAGCTGTCAAGTACCTTGACAACGCTATCAGGGCAGTCATTTTTGCTATTATCTTTGTTTTTGACCCACTTGCAGTTCTATTATTGATCACATCAGCAGGGATTATTATTGGGAAGAAACGTAAACCAAAGAGACCGTGGACTATACTAGCCAAAAAACCACCGAAGGTAGAAAAGATAATTTTACAAGTGCCTAAGGGGAAGAAGACCATCGGTGGCAAACGAAAAATAACCCTAAATAACAAGTAAACTATATTATAGGAAAATATTATGGCAAATGAAGAAAGAATAGCACAACTTCAAACAGCTCTAGACGAGTTGGTAGAACCTGTTCCAATTTCTGATAAAGAAATAGAACTACGGTCAGAAGATGGCTTGGTATCAGCTAAAGAATCCTTTGACAGAGCAGTATCATCGTATGAAGAAACTAAAGCTCGAATTGAAGGCAAACTTGAAGCTGAAAAGGCTATAGAAGACCTCCCTCTTCCTGACGATTCTGTAGAAGAAGAATCCGAAGAAGAGACCGAAGAAGAAGAATAAACCCTCTAGTAAAATCACCATTTATACTGTATAATAGTATAAATGCTATGGTTAGAAAGAAAATATCTTTCTATGGTGATCTCCAACTTGGAGATGGCCAAATGGAAGAACGAAAACACTCTTAATCACCGTTGTCCTTATTGTGGAGATTCTGCAAAGAATCAATATAAGGCACGTGGATATCATTTTGTGGTGGAACAAAGCTTCATCTACAAATGTCATAATTGTGGCAAGGCAACCTCATCCGTTAAATTTCTAAAGGATAATTTTCCAGTTATTCATAGAGAATATCTGAAAGAGTGGTTAAAAGAACAGGGTGTAAAACCGAAAGCAAAAAAGTTACCTTCCGCTAACGAATTCAAGTTCACACCGCGAACCGAATCTCTAAATACGAAGGACGTTCTGAGGAAGGTCTGTAAAAATGCTTGGGAAGTCAGTGTTGCTAGCACATATCTTCTTAACAGGAAGATTCCCAAGACAGAATTGTATTATGTTGAGAATTCTGAACTCTTATCTGCACTGTCAGAGAAATATAAAGATAGAGTTCTTGGTAATGATCCTCGGATAGTCATACCATTCTATGATGAGAATGGGGAATTAGTAGGTGTCAGTGGTAGAGCCATCAATAACTCACCATTACGATATTTAACACTTAAATTCCTAGATGATGTTCCGCTCATCTATAACTTGAATGAAGTGGACAAATCAAAAACTATCTATATTACAGAGGGGCCAATTGATAGTTTATTCCTACCAAATTCGATTGCTGTCGGTGGTAGTGACTTCACAAAGATTGATAACAGCATAAAGAGAAATGCAGTCCTAATATATGACAACGAACCAAGAAATTATGAAATCCTAAAAAAATTAGCTGAGGTGATAGACCTTGGCTTTTCTATTTGTATTTGGAATGATCGAAGAGTGAATGAATGTAAAGATATTAATGATATGATTTTGAGTGGTTTAAGTCAGACTGATATTGTGGATATTATAAACTCTTGTACGCATAAAGGTCTCTCTGCAAAATTAAAACTAGCGGAGTATAAGAGAGTTTAATGAATATGAATCAGACCGACATAAAAGTGGTTAAGTCAAGCGGTGAACGAGTTGATATTAATTTAGAAAAGATTCATAGAATGGTTGAGAAATCCTGTAGACACATCACAGGGGTTTCAGAAAGTTTAGTAGAAATGAATAGTGGTTTACAATTCTTTGATGGAATAACCACTAAAGAGATACAACAGATTTTAATTAGGTCTGCATCAGATTTAATATCATTAGATCATCCCAATTATCAATTTGTTTCTGAGAGATTATTACTATTTTTAATACAGAAACAAGTCTTTAATACCAAGTGGAAAGACAGTGAAATATATCCACCACTGGGAGATTTAATAGACAGAAACATAGAACTAGGTGTATATGATAATAGTTTAAAAGATCATTACACAGATGAAGAGATTGCAAAGGTTAATACTTTCATTCGTCATAGTAGAGATTTAGATTTTACCTACGCTGGTCTTCAACAAGTAGTAGACAAGTATTTGGTTCAAGATAGATCAACAGGCATAGTTTACGAAACACCACAGTTCATGTATATCTTAATTGCAATGACATTGTTTGCAAGATATACTAAAGAATACAGATTAGATTATGTTAAGAGGTATTACGATGCAATATCTCAATTTAAGATTAATATACCCACGCCTGTTATGGCAGGGGTTAGAACTCCAATGAGACAATTTGCATCATGTGTATTAGTTGATGTGGATGATTCTCTAGATTCTATATTTTCATCTGATTTAGCCGTCGGTAAATACGTAGCACAGAGAGCTGGTATTGGCATTAACGCTGGACGAATTAGAGGATTAGGATCAAAGATACGTGAAGGGGAGGTTCAACATACAGGTGTTATTCCTTTTCTAAAAAAGTTTGAGTCAACGGTTAGATGTTGTACTCAAAATGGTGTAAGGGGTGGGAGTGCAACTGTGCATTTTCCTATCTGGCACCAAGAAATACAAGATATTATTGTACTAAAGAACAATAAGGGAACAGAAGATAATAGAGTAAGAAAGTTAGACTACTCTATTCAAATTTCTAAGTTGTTTTATGAGAGGTTTATGAATAACGAAGAGATTACTTTATTCTCACCTCACGATGTGCCCGGCTTATATGAGGCATTTGGCACAGATGAATTTGATGAACTTTATGAACAGTATGAACGTGCATACAGCGTTCCAAAGAAGAAAGTAAATGCACAGGAATTGATTACAGATATCCTTAAAGAAAGAGCAGAGACTGGCAGAATCTATATTATGAATATAGATCACAGCAATTCACATAGTAGTTTTCTTGACAAAGTAAATATGTCAAATCTTTGTCAAGAGATTACTTTACCAACAGACCCAATTACTCATATCGATGGAGTAGGGGAAATTGCACTATGTATACTCAGTGCTATTAATATTGGAACTGTTAAAGAAGAAGAACTAGAAGAAATATGTGAACTTGCAGTAAGAGGATTAGATGAGATAATCGATTTCCAAGACTACCCTGTAATAGCAGCAGAAATATCCACAAAAGCTAGACGATCATTAGGCGTTGGATATATAGGACTGGCACATTTCCTTGCAAAGAACAAGGTTAAATATGATGATCCCCATGCTTGGAAGCTCGTTCATGAGTTATCAGAGAGCTTCCAATACTGGTTATTAAAGGCATCAAATAAACTTGCGCAAGAGAAGGGTGAATGTGAATACTATGATAAAACCAAATATTCACAGGGACTACTACCTATTGACACTTACAAAGACTCAGTAGATGAAATTTATCCCAACAAATTGTTGATGGATTGGGACAAATTAAGAAAAGACATAAAAGAATACGGTTTAAGACACTCAACCTTGTCTGCACAGATGCCATCTGAGTCCTCTAGCGTCGTTTCTAACGCAACGAACGGCATTGAACCACCTAGAGACTATCTGAGTGTTAAAAAGAGTAAAAAGGGAACACTAAAACAGATCGTTCCACAATATAGTATTTTAAAGAATCAATATACCCTGTTATGGGACATGGAAGATAATGAAGGCTACATAAACATCGTTGCTATGATGCAGAAGTTTTTTGATCAGTCTATCAGTGGAAATTGGTCATATAATCCTGAGAATTATCCGAATGGAGAAGTTCCAATATCCGTAATGGCCAAGGATTTGCTCACTACATATAAGTATGGCTGGAAAACAGCCTACTACCAAAATACCTTAGATGGTAAGATAGAAGATGTAGTAGAACAACCTTTAGAAGATAATAATGAAGAAGGTGAGGAAGAATGCGATGCCTGTGAGATTTGAAGATAAGACGATAAAATATAAAGACCAAGTTACTGGAATACGACAGACACAACCTCAACAAGGGGTTCCTGATGTAATATTAAAGGGGGCTACTAATCCCGACACATGGCAACTGATGAAAGAGGGGTATGTTGTTCTTAAACAATACATTCCTAAAGAGGTTGTCAGACTGACTTTAGATACATGGAAAACTATTGAAGCTGCTCCATATCAAGAAGATATTCTTCAACTCGAAGAAGATATTATTCAAAACTCTCCCGAAGAAACCCTATTTAAATCTCATGGTGGTTATTGCACGCCCATGGGCGTCTCACTTCACCGTTGGTTAAGAAATGCATTACGAGACACGATTGATATAAATCTCAGAGAAACCTACTCATACACAAGAAAATATGAGAGGGGTGCATACCTTAAAGCACATACGGATAGACCATCATGTGAGATCAGTGCAACAATTTGTTTAGATTATAGAACGGATGATAATACTCCATGGAAGATTTGGGTTGACAACTCAAAGAATTGGGTAGATACAAAAGATCAGGATAACATTGGCCCTGTGACTCAAGATATCCCAAACAGACAAAGAATTAAGAAAGGAATGATCCAAGTGTCGTTGGAGCCGGGCGATGTATTATTATATCTAGGCCCAAATGTAGCACACTGGAGAGACAAGTTGTTAGGAGACTATAGTTATCAGATGTTTCTACATTTCTACAATAGAGATTCAGAGTTATGGAAATTGCCAGAAACAATAGCTGATAACTTTGGACAAGCTTTTGATTATGCAATACCAGTTGCACATAAACTTGGTGGTAGCCGAAAAGATGCGATGTTGCATGACGAGTCCGTCATCCATGCTGAAAGAGGAAAATGGGGTGAAACATTACCATTAGAATTTGATGGCAGACGTAATCGATATGCACCTGATAAAGAAGGAAGCAAACATGGAGAATTGTTTGATCAGTTCATGAATATCTGGCATTCTGTCAGAAGTCAAGGAGTTTGTGGTGGTAAACTATCCCGATTCACTAATAATTATGATCATTTAGTGTATGATGAACAAGCTCAAGACTCATTTGATAAAAAAATAGAATCGAATACATATCAACAGCCAAAACTTAAGCCATCAGAAATTTCACCTGACTATGTACGACCCGAAAATCAATATCCGAGAACAAAGAAGGGTGGGGATTGATGACAGTTTTTAACAAGAAAAATGTAGACTTCACTAAAGAGAAGATGTTCTTTGGTGAACCATTAAATACACAACGATTTGATACCTTTAAGTATCCTGTGTTTGATAAATTAACACAAAAACAATTAGGATTCTTTTGGAGGCCAGAAGAAGTATCTTTACAAAAAGATCGTGCAGACTTTCAAACATTGAATGACGCGCAAAAACACATCTTCACTTCCAATTTGAGGTATCAAACCCTATTAGACTCAGTTCAGGGCAGGGCTCCATCCATAGCATTCTTACCGTTTGTGAGCCTCCCTGAGCTTGAGTCTTCTATTATCGCTTGGGACTTCATGGAATCAATTCACTCAAGGTCATACACTCATATCATAAAGAATGTTTATGCTAACCCAAGTGATGTCTTTGACACCATATTAACTGAACCAGCAATCATCAAGAGAGCAGAAATGGTCACTAAAAAGTATGATGAGTTCATTACACTAGGAAGAAGGAAACTATTAGGACTCAAGTATGATGAAGAAGAGTTATACAAAGCACTATATCTTGCATTGATTAGTGTCAACATCTTAGAAGGTCTTAGATTCTTTGTTTCTTTCGCATGTTCATTCGCCTTTGGGGAGCTGAAACTCATGGAAGGAAGTGCAAAGATTATCTCGCTGATAGCGAGAGACGAGAGTCAACATTTGGCAATCACTCAGCACATAATAAAAAATTATCAAAAGAATGAAAAGAATAGGGTCATGAACAAGGTCATGAAAGCTTGCAGAAAGGAAGTTTATGAGTTATACGAGGAAGGTGCAGAGACCGAAAAGGAATGGGCAGAGTATCTATTTAAAGAAGGATCGATGATTGGGTTGTCCACAGCATTATTGGGTCAATATATCGAATTCATTTGCAACAGGAGGCTTCGTGCAATAGGATTCAAACCTATTTTCGATAGACCCTCAACAAATAACCCATTACCGTGGACTCAACATTGGTTTTCTAGTAGAAGATTACAGAATGCACCACAAGAGACAGAGATAGAATCATATTTAATTGGTGGAATCAAACAAGATGTTAAGTCAGACACGTTCAAGAACTTCAAATTATGAACAAGGCACTTAAAATAATATTCATACTCAGCTCAATACTATTTCTAGTATCAGCATTTGGAGTAGTGTGGATAAACCTATGAGTAAGTGGAAAGAAATATATAAGAAATGGATTGATGTTGTTGATAGATTTGATGACATTGAAGATGAAAGAAAGATTGAGCTCAATATGTATAAGACTAGATGGGTGTTTTATCATCTGATCTTAGGGATTGAACTCTTCTTGGTTATTCTATTATTGCTGTTAATCTATTTGAAACTATAGATGGAAAAATGTTTTGTTATGTTTTCGGGTGGCATCGAGAGTGTCGCTTTACTTCATTGGTTAACGGAATCTGATCACGAAATTGTAGCTGCCGTTCATTCTGTATTCGAACATCCTGCTTGTGCTTCAAGGGAAGTAAATGCCAATATCCCACAGATTACTGACCACTATAAAGTTCCATTATTAATACATAAACAATCAACGTATGATCAGAACTTTGGTGAAAGAGAAGATGGGTTTCATTCTTCAAAACATTGGGTTCTTGCAGCGTGTCAACTTGCAACAAGATACCCTGATGTTAAGAACTTCTTTTGGGGTGTAAATAGTGGTGATCATGAATACGGTGTTGGTGGAGATTATCATTATCATCCAAGAGCATGGGAGTTCTTCTTAGTCTTTGAACATTATTGTGCCATGATGAACGAGAGACCCCATGGCCAGAAACTGTATCCACCACTTAGTGGAATGACGAAACGACAACAATGGGAACTGATTCCTGATGAAGTTAAACCATGGGCACAGAGTTGTGGCCATCCATTAGCATTTGATGGGAAATCTCCATGTGGAGTTTGTTACAAATGTGGTGAGTATAAAAAAATGAGAGGAGGTCTTAAACCAACATGATAGAAATATGGGGTAAACCACAATGTCCTTACTGCACTCAAGCAAAATTATTGTGCAAACAATATGGCTACGATTACATATATAAACAGTTGGACGAAGATTTTACTCGGGATGATATATTATTTGAATTCCCCAAGGCTCGAACGTTCCCACAAATAAGAATAAACGGTCAATCAATAGGCGGATATGACCAGTTGGAGAAATGGCACTCGAAGTATATGAAACAGCCGTGGAATCACCAAGACCTATGAATAAGTTTAGATTATATTTACCTCAACCACAGGATCAAGACGTTCACTGTGACCGATGGAAGCACCTATTCAAACAGATCGATGTTGTCTATAACGAAGTTAGAATATACGAACAAGGATTAGACTTTACAGTTGCTGATACACCGTATAATAAGGTTACAGGAGCTCCTCATGAATTACCATATGCTACTTGGAATGGAAAGAGGAAAGCTTTTGATAATTTATGGGTGAAGGTGTTAGGTGAAAAGGAGATAGATGAGAGTTAAAGTATTTTGTGCTGGTTGTAGAAGCGAATCAGAAGTAGAACATGACATGGATACAAATTATTATTTGATAAATCATTGTCCTTTTTGTGGTGATGAGGTTGATGAAGATTTACTTGAGGTGATGGATGAGGACGAGGAACGGTTCTAATATTCATGTAAGTATTCGTGGTCGTATTGCACAAAAGACACGAATCAAAGATTACATAGTAGAAACAATACAGCATATGTTGCCTAGACTTAGGCGAAATGTCACTGTTGATATTCAAATTGTAAATGTATGTGAAAACGAATTCTATGGGTTATGTTGGGGTGATAGATCAGGCAGTGAAATCGAACTACCAAGAAAAGCATATGGAGTGCCATTCACACTGGATGAAATGATGCGTAATTTAGCACACGAATTGGTTCATACAAAGCAGCTAATAAAGGGTGAATTGTCTCGAAAACAGTGGTGGAAAGATGATCCATCATACTCTAATACCGTTTATGGTAAACAACCATGGGAAAAAGAGGCCTATAATCTAGAAGATAAAATATACAACAAATACTGGCTTTAGCCTTGACAGCACGGCCTGTATAGTAGTATAATAGGTATGTAAAATGAGTAAAAGTGAAGTAAAAAGAATATTTGTTGATATGGATGGAGTCCTAGCAGACTTCGTCGTGGGTTGTAGTAAAATGATAGGACAGCCTTTAAAGAATGATGCTAAAGGTCATTCAGAATACGACAAAAGAAAACCCGAATTAACCAATAAGAGATTGTTCAGAAATTTACCACCGATGGTGGATATGTATGAACTCATCGCTTATATCAAACATACCCACTTACCGTGGGAAATCTTATCTGCTGCTGGTTCCGTAAACAGAGAATTAGTGGTTTATGATAAGGTCAAATGGATCGGACAATATGTTGATCCATCTATTGTAGTCACTTGCACATTTAACGGAAGACAAAAGGCAATGTTCGCTAAGAGCGGAAGTGTCCTGATTGATGATGTTAAGGCAAATGTCGACGCATGGGAAGAAGCTGGTGGAATAGGGATTCTACACGTTAGTGCAGAAGATACTATTAATGCTCTCAAAGCTTTGAGAAACCCAGTGGCACTCCATTAAAAAAACTCCTAAATACCTTTATGAAGTCATCAAAGGTGAAGGAGTGGTTAAAACGTGTTTGGGTTTGGTTCAAAGGACTATTCAGAACACGCTATAAAGTCACGGTTTCATTCAATAGAGTTTGGGGTGATTCTGACGATAAAGAATACTTGGCCAAAAAGATTATTAAAGCTGCGGAGAAGCACTTAAAATTTATAGACCAACACGGTAAAGTAATAGAACATAGATCAGCAACAGGACTTCATTATATAATAGAGGACGAATAATGCAACAGTTTTTATTAATAGCACTTGTCATATTAGGCGGGGCTAGTTATTGGTTGTATACTGAAAACCAAACATTAAAAGAGAACAACGTTAAGCTTGAGCTTGCAATACAACAGCAAGAAGAGGCTATGACTGCAATTAGAGAGTCATATGAAAGACAGGGCCAATCTCTATTAACCATGCAGTCAAGAAATGCTCAAATTGAGCAAGAAATGAATTCATATCTTGACATTTTTAAACGACACAATTTAGATAAACTTGCTCAAGCAAAGCCGGGCCTCATTACCACACGAGTTAACAAAGGCACACAGCAAGTATTCGAGAGTATAGAAAATGATAGCAAAGAGCTTGAAGCACTTAATAATAATTAGTTTAGTCTTTAGTCTTAGTGCCTGTGGTATAATGGGTTCTAAAAAGATTGAAGTCTCATCTAAACCGATAGAGATTGCGATCATGCAACCCAACTTACCTAGATCAATCAATTTGATTGAACCAAAATGGTATGTGGTATCAGAAGCTAAGATTACCAATCCATGTGTTAAGGACGCGGACGGTAAAAGACCACGGAATGAAGATAAGTCTTGCACATTAGGAAAAGAAAATCCTGATTGGCCAGATGACTATACATACTTAGATCAATTCCTAGATGAAATGGAAAGACAAAATGGTGGAGCAGTTGTTTTTGTTGCCACAACAGTAGGTGACTATGAAGCAATGTCTGCTAATATGCAAGAATTGAGACGATATATCAGGGAATTGGGCGAAGTCGTAATATATTATAGAAACGTGACAATTAAAGGAGAACCAGCAGTTGGTGTTGGAGTGAAATTAGAGAATGAAGGTCGACCTTCCATAGGGTTATGGCCGAGGAATAAGAATGAAGGCAGCGAAAATACGGAATGACGAACAGTTATTTCAGCCAGTTGAAAACTACGTAGTAGATTATATCTTTCCAACTCCATTCTTACGTGGAGAATTGGATTTACCACACGAGTTAATAGCACATAATTGTCGTCAAATGATCGAGACGGTTGAGTCTCGTGACGATGAACCAAGACGAAATTACACCACCTATTTTGACAATGACGCTAGACTCCAGTTATTGGATTATAACTGGTATAACACATTTTCTAATGTCATAAAAGACACCTATATCAAGTTCATCGCTCAACAATGGTATCATGACGTTAGTTATATCTCACGACATGATATTCATTTGTTTGCTTGGATCAGTGTTTACAGTCATGATGATTTTCACGATTTTCATAATCATGTTAACTCAATGTTGTCAGGAACATATTACGTCAAAGCAGATGACAACGCACAACCCATTAAATTCCTTAATCCCAATTATACTACTATTGCACAGCACAAAGCAAGAGACGTAGACATGGATAATTTCAATGATATGTGGGGAACTACCTCAACAGGAACTACAGGAACACAATCTGATTTAATCATTCATCCTAAAACAGGTCAATTTTGTATGTGGCCCTCTTATATGTTACACGGTGTTCATGGTGATTTTAGTGGTGATGAAGAATACGAACGAATAGCATTATCCTTTAATTTAATGCACAACGAAATATTAAATGATACTGAGTCAGGTGATCAGCTGAGTTATGAGTTTCTTAGGAGTCAAGAATTCAAATGAGAAAAGCATTTTCATTAGATGAGCATTTCAAACAAGCAGAGCATTGGGATTTAACCTTTGATGATGGTATTCTAATCATAGACAACTTCTATGAGAATCCCGAAGAGATAAATGAGGCTCTACGCAATAGACCATATCCCTATTGGAAATACAACAGCGAAAGAGATAGTCCTAATGGAGTTGATTATAATGACTGTCGGGTTGTTGACAAAGTAGGACATCCTACAAGAAGATATGATAATGACATGCAACGAATATTAAATTGTTGTCGAAACCACTGGTGGAGACATGAATATACATGGAATGCTTTATATGAGGTCAACTGTTTTCAAACGATTAACATCTTTGATAATAAATTACAACATTACCCACATATTGACAGTCCACTAGGAACACCTGATGAAATGTCCACATTGAATTTGATCATATATCTTGATACGATTGAAAATGGTGGAACAGCCATATATGAGGGTGCATGGTTAGAGAACAGAGAACATCAGAGTTTGTTATATCCTGTAGAAGATGATATGGATTTACAACAACTCATCCCACATAAATTTAATAGAGGAATTATTGTGCCCGGCAACAGATTACACGGTGCGTATATAGACGATTACACAAAATATAGTGGAGACAACTGGAGATTCAGTCAAGTGCTGTTTTTTCATCCATCAAAGGGTAGGAACGGTGGTGCTAGGTAAAATTTTAAAAGCAATCAAGAATTCTGTAGACCCTAATTACTGGGCTGAGAAGATAGGCAATAAAACTGGTGCATATGATAAAGCACATAACAGTAAACTTGCACAATGGTCAAGGTCACTTACTGGTTGGCAGTATTGGACATATCAGATAATTGGTGGTGTTATATTTGTAGTCATCATAGAGTTTATTCTCAGACAAATAGGGATGTCAATGTTACCATGGTAGAAAGAAAACGAAGAAAGGTCATGGTGCCTTACAAGACCCCACGAGGAGCTGAAGGTGAAGACCAACAAGAGTGGAGAAACTTAGATCAACTCATCATAAAGGATAGGGTGTTGACACCTGATCGTTGTGAATTGATTCATGCTGAGTATTTGAAGCTGCAAGAGATAGAAGTTTATCATCCGCCTGACAGTGAGAATGAGAATCAATTTTTACCAGTAGATGAAGAGTGGATTGGAAGAAACCACCGATATTTTCATAACAACATGCACATAGGAACATTCTTCCGTGACACACCAGCACATGATGAAATATACGCAGTTGTCGCTGATTACATGCCAGAAGGAACAGACTATGAAAGAGTCAACTTTATGCAAGTGATACATTACAGTCAGGATAACCTATTTCCATGGCATCGTGATGAAGCAGATAAGAATGATAGAGCAACTGCTATCTTCATGTTAGATGAAGAGTTTACTGGTGGAAGACTTATTGTAGATGGTCATATTATTATGACCCGAAGAGGAACAATGGTTGCGTTTAATAATTCAACCCTCAGATGGCACAGTGTAGAACCATTGTATACTGGAGAAAGACATGCTTTGCTATTATGGACTGGTAAGGAACAGGGGTCTAAACAAGACCCACTACCATATCACGATGAAGCGATGGAGGGATTTGACGATTAAGTTAACTCAGATAACGGAAGAGAAGATGGATACAGTGATAATATTAAATAAACTGTTAGTTGCTCGAAATCTATTAGAACCGAAGAATGATCACCAAGCAATACTGATGGATAAACCCAAGCAGATACTTGAAGAAGTCATTGAAGAGGTTACTAAAGAGGTAGAACTAAGAGATAGATTTAATGCCGAATGTGGCTGACTATGAGTGTGGTTTGTGTTTCAAACCACTCATTGCTGAAAGCATTAAATACTACCACATAGAACATGGTTTGGTCTTAGGCCCTGACTGTGGGAAAGTAACAGTATTTTGTGATGCATATTGCAGTCACGAATGGACGATGGAAAATTTAGATACATATAAATGAACAAAGGAAGAGATGCCCCCAATTAAATTTGGCCCGACAGTAAAAAATTGGAATAGGACTGCTACTGGTGGTACTATAACTCGTTGGGAATATAATTATATGAAGTGCAAAAGTAAGAGTGATCTTATTGAAGCATTTAATAATGAGAGGACGAAACCGAAGTTGAGAGCGAAGGTCAGAAATGAACTCGTCAGACGAGGTGGAGTTGTGTTTAGTAATAAAGAGGAAGAAGATAATGGCTAGAAATGAAAAGCCTAGACGTGGACGATTTGGAATGAGTAGTTGGTTTCGATCTTTTTTTCTTGGTGGTTCGGGAGAACGTGCAAGGAATAAGAAAGGACATTACATCAAAGATGATCCCGATACTACGGATGTCAATGAAGCATATGTCGATGGATTAACACCTGCTAATCGTAAGAGACGAGCAAGAGGTGCAAAAGGTAAATTCGTTGCCGATGACAAATCTACAAAACGTAAAAACGAAGCTTACAAAGGTGGTATTGCACCACCTAAGACTCGAAAGAAGAAGAAGAAGGTAAGCGGTCACACGAATAAAAAACCTAGAGTTGGATCGAACAGGTCTCATTAGGTTATGGTCAAGGTCGATCCAATTTGGATGGTGTTGCTGTTTTTCTTAATTGCATTTTTTATTAAGGAATGGTTGGCGTTAGTTGGTTGAGATAAAAGAAATTGAGAAGGGGTATCTAGGGCTATTTGCATCAAAAGAAATTGATGCAGGCCATATCATACTCGTGTTAAATGGAAATTATTTCCCTGAGCCGACTAGAACATCTATCCAAATAGGAGCGAGACACATGGAACACTATGAAGGTGGTTATATAAATCACCATTGTGATCCTAGTGCAAAGATTGTAGTCAAGGAAGGTATACTTGAACCCTTAATACTTGCAAAACGTAAGATTAATATAGGGGAACAGATTACTTTTGATTATGAGACTACGGAAGATAAGTTGAATAGTCCATTTAAATGTGCTTGTCACGGTAGATGGATTAGAGGAAAAGAAGTTGTGAGTTACAGATGAGTGAAAGAGAAGTCACCGACTTAGGTGAACATATACTATTATATGAGAATTTCTTTCCCGAAGAAATGATCGATGATTGGTTGAATACATGGGAAGAATGCAAAGCTCGTGGTTTAACAATCCCAAGAAATGAGTTTGATACTTCTGATATCAGAAGAAAGAAGGACGAGTCTCTTGGTTATCTAGCTATGCCTTATGGTTACATACCACAAACACAGGATATGATCAATATAATCGAAGGAGATATATTCGACGATTTGTTTGAGCGTTACCCACAAATAAGAGATACCTACCGTCAGGTATTTGTTAGTGGTGGACGTATACAGGAAACAGAACCTACAGGTGGATATCATGCATGGCATCATGAACAATCATGGGACATGACATCAAGACAAACTATAATTGCATGGTCATTGTTTTTAAATGACGTGGAAGATGGCGGTGAATTAGAATTTCTATACCAGTCATTACGAGTTAAGCCAGTTCGTAATCACTTTTTACTATGGCCTGCGGGATATACCCACTTACACAGAGGAAATCCACCACTAAAAGACCCTAAGTTGATCTTTACAGGGTGGATAGATTTTGCATAAATACAATATATTATTGCTTATAATGGAGAAAATGAAATGGCAGTGAACATAATTATACTAAAGACCGAAGAGAATCATATAACAAGTGAAGATGTGAACACTTTCAACTTGTCTATGCATCGACAAAATGCTGTAACCAATCAAGACAATGTTGTGATGTCCAAAATCCTATGTTACACAGATGATCCTACCGATATAGACGAAGACATAAAAATCATCCCTTTAACCCGCCGAGACGAGGTTGAGTATGATGTGTGGTATAACTTAGACCCTCATGATTTCAGTTTAAAAGGTATTTACAACGGCGATAAGACTATCGTATTGGGTGCAACAGGTGGAAAACCACATGCACGTGATATGGTGGCAAACATTATATTAGATTCTGTGCCGAGTCGAGGTACAACCCAACATAGTAATCATCCGTTTACTGTAGCAGAAGCGGAAGAGATACGATCTGAGAACAAATACACCATCCAACAAGCATGGGACTGGCAAAACATAAGTGCCAATGAATACTTGGGTGATTATATTGGATTCACTCAAGGAGACACACGGTTTCTATTAACCAACTTCAATAAAGACCCCGCAGGTATTCAAAAAGAATACGGCGAGGACATACAACGCTATATTGAAGATCAATATAAGGCAGAGGATTTTTTCGTGATGAAAACACCCGCTGCATACACTGGTTATTATTCAGTTAATAACCGTCCACAAAATGAACTCTATATTCAACAATTTGAAGAGAAGATCAGACCAATATTCCATGATAGCAATGATGTATATGCATGGAGAGGAGTAGGTGGTGACGAAGAAGCACCGTATATTGCATATGATCATGATTGGTATCGTCTTACTAAACAAACCAGTATGGTATTTTTCGATGATAACCCACGGCTAGATAGATATTGTCTTCTTTGGTTGAACGTAGAAACATCAATTAAACATACCGAGGTAAGTTACAAATGATAATTAATATACTAAAGGCAATAACCTATTTCTTTGGGTTTGTCATATTCTTTGCATTCTTACATGTCGCACAACATAATATCATGGGAAAACATTTCTCAGGACATATGTATGGAGCAGACGCTAAGAAAGAATTCAGACAGAAAGGTAAACGACCACAACGTGGTAGTGCTGGATCAGCTTTACGTGATAAGAATGGTGATCTAGTGAGACACGGATTTCTCCAACATCATCTACACGCACAAGATGGTCGTATCGTCTGGCAAAAAGAAACCGATACTATAGAAGCTAGTATAACCAAAGACACTGAATAAGGAATCATGGCGGGATTCAATGCAGACGCAGTTGTCTCTAGCAAATACTATACTTCCCATAAGGAATTTCTCTCAAAACGAGAATGTGATGTCATCTGTAATACACTGGATGAATGGGAAGATTATGTATTGGGCATGGACTCGCCAGAAACCGAATACGATGGACTCACTGCTAAGTTCACCGTCTGTAATTGGTTAACCCATCCTGATATAGAACTCCTCGACATACCCGCCAAACTATTTAAACTACCCGAATTCAGACATCTACCTCATATTGTTATTCAATGCTGGGGGAACATACTACGACACGACCGCGGTCTCGATACACACACGCACGAGGCTATAAGACCTCAAATAATATCCGATATAGGACATTTCCATAACGCTAACATATACCTTAGAGGGGAGTTTAATACGACCTTATATGAAGCAGAACCTAATACATCAGATGCATACTTCAACATATTCCGAGAAGAACGTAACGAAGTAGGACAACTCGCCCTATTCTCCTCAGACCTAGAACACTCCGTCCCGAAGAACCCTTACGAGACTCCGAGATATTCCATGGCACTAGACATATACCCAACGTATGGACTTGCCCAACATCATAATGGGCATCCGTTGAGTTTAAAAAGGTTTAGGACTTACCGTAATAACGTTTAGAGAAATACATCCGAGTATAGAATACTCTAATATAAGCCATAAACGTCAAGGTTACTGTGCAGATTGCGGTCAGTTTCCACGGTGTAGTTATTTGCCAGTAGTTGATACACA